AAAACTAGAAAGGTTAGGATTACTGGAAAGTAAAAACGATATAAAGCAGGATGAAAATATAGGATACATAATAGATTATCTCAATGCACAGAGTAAAAATAAGATAAGTGATGCAAAAAGGGCACTTGGGAAAATGAAGAAAATTCCAAATGGGGAAACATTTAGAGTGACAAAGTATGGTATAAATTTCATGAGATTTATTTATCGTTAAAATATGTCACGATTGTCACGATAAAATGTGATATAGTCAAGATGGAATCGATGTAAAAACATAAGAGATTCCTCCTTTGGGCATGGGGCAGGGAAGCAGCTGACATGGAGATCAGCTGCTTTTTCTATGCTCAAAAATGAAAGGATGTGAGCCTGAATGACAGATAAACAGAAGATCTTTGCGGATGAATACCTGATTGACTTAAATGCCACGCGGGCTTACAAGGTAGCCTATCCGCGAGTGAAGAACGATGCAACAGCGGCAGCGGCAGCAGCCAGAATGTTAAGAAATGTTAAGGTTAAAAAGTACATAGATGAACAGCTGGAGAAGCTGCACAATGAGAGGACTGCAGATGCTCAGGAGGTGCTTGAATATCTGACGTCTGTGCTCCGGGGCGAATCATCGGCGGAGGAAATCGTAATAGAAGGCTGCGGAGACGGATGTAGCGAGGCAAAGATCATGGAAAAGGGACCGTCTGAGAAGGAACGTCTGAAGGCGGCGGAGCTGCTTGGTAAGCGGTTCGGGCTGTACACCGAGAAAGTGGAGGTCAAGGACGAGACGGAGCGTGCAGAGAAGCTTAGCAATATTGAGAGCATCCTGAATCAGATGAAGCCGGTACAGGAGGGTGATTAGCCTTGTTGCAGTTATCACCGAAATTTAAGGACTTTGTGCTGACAGAAACGAAGCGAGACTACCTTGAAGGCACTACGGCAGCAGGAAAGACCACAGTCGGTATCTTCAAGTTTATGCTGATGGTCGCAAAGAGTCCGAAGAGGTATCACGTTCTTGCCGGAGCTGATATTGGAACGGTTGAGAAGAATGTCATTAATTCAGATCTTGGTCTGATTGAGCAGATGGACGGTCTGGCGGATTATTTTCCAAAAGGACAGGGCAAGATAAGTCTTCCGCATATTAAGTATGATTCTCCAGACGGCGAACGGATCATATACGTTTGCGGATTCGATAATAAGGCCCGATGGAAGAAAGTCCTGGGATCTCAATCAGGATGTGTGTATATCGATGAGGTAAACACGGCCGACATGGAGTTCCTGCGTGAGATCACGCACAGATGCGACTATATGATGACGACCAGTAATCCGGACAGTCCGGATATGCCGGTGTATAAAGAGTTCATCAACCGAAGCCGGCCGCTGAAACGATACATTAAGGATTATCCGGATGAACTGCTTGCGGAACTGAAAGAACCATCTGTGCAGGGCTGGGTTCACTGGTACTTCACATTCTACGATAATGCCAGTATGACCACGGAAATGATCCAGACTAAGATCGATTCCGTTCCAGTTGGCACGAAGATGTATAAGAATAAGATATTGGGATTAAGAGGCAAGGCTACAGGCCTTGTCTTTTCTATATTCAACCCGGCTGTGCACTGCATCTCAAGGGAGCAGGCGAAAACGCTCATTCGAGACAGGAATAACCGGCAGCAGGACGAGTATTACACACTATTCACCTCCGGACTGGATACATCGTATTCCACGAAGTCACTGGATACGATAGCAATGAGCTTCGCAGGAATCACGAACAGAGGCAGATATGTACTGCTGAATGAGCGTGTGTACAACAATGCTGAGATAGGTGTGCCATTAGCACCATCAGATATAGCAAAGAGGTACCATGACTTCCTTGAGCGTAACCGGGAAGACTGGGGCCTTGCGAGAAACGTATTCATAGATTCGGCTGATGCGGCTACGATTACGGAGCTGCAGAAGTTTAAGCGGGAACATCCACAGTGCCTATATATCTTCAATCCGGCATGGAAGAAGATGAAGATAGTAGACCGTATCATACTTCAGCTTGGATGGATGAATTACAACAAGGAAAAAGATATAAAGCCTGACTTTTATATCGTGGATGATTGCACATCGTACAAGTCGGAGCTTAACAAATACAGCTGGCTCGAAGATAAAGATCAGGAGCCGGAGGATGGTAACGATCATATGGTGAACAGCGTGCAGTACAGCTGGATACCGTATGCAGAGCAGATAGGAGCAAAGAAATGAGCATTATACAGAACATCACAGATAATGTCCGGAATAGCCTGCGGAGCTTTCTGCAGATCGAACCGGCTACGATCACTACATTCAACGTTCGGGAGACTCTGGATTTTGAAGCGAACGTGTATAAGAACGAAATCTGGTACCGCGGCGATCCGGATGAGCTTGCACAGTTGTATTCGGTGATGCCCGGGGTCAGCAATAAGACAAGATTCTGGGCGGCAGCAGCGACAAAGGGACGTGAGATCAGGAAGATTCACACGGGGCTCCCGGCTATGATGATTGACGTGCTGGTCAGTCTGACACTTGCAGATATGAATGAGATCATTGTATCCGACCGGTACGCAGAATATTGGGACAAGACCGCGGAAAAGAATCATATCGCAGACTTACTGGAGCGTGCGGTGACAGATGCACTGGTCACCGGTGATGGAGCTTTTAAGATCAGCACGGATCCGAAGCTGTCGGAATATCCGATCCTGGAGTTCTACCCCGCAGATAAGGTGGTCTTTCACTATAAGCGGGGAATCCTGACAGAGATTGAGTTTCTGACAGATTACGGCGAGTGGCAGAGACAGTCAAAGGATCGCCTGACTCTGCATGAACATTATGGCCGGGGTTACGTGGATTATAAATTGTACCGGGGAAACAAGGAGATCCCACTGGATTCTTTCCCGGAAACTTCAACGTTACAGCCGGTACACTTCGATGATTCATTCATGATGGCTGTGCCACTGAAGTTCTATCAGAGTAACAAGTGGAAAGGCCGGGGAAAGCCTTTGCTCGATAACAAGGCAGACGCATTCGATGCGCTGGACGAAGCCTGGTCACAGTGGATGGACGCCCTGAGACAGGGACGTGCTACGAAGTATATTCCTAGTAATATGATTCCGCGGAATCCGGAAAATGGTGAGATTCTCAAACCGAATCCGTTTGATAATTCGTACATTGAACACGAGCAGCCGCTTACGGAAGGAGCGACACCGAAGATTGAGGTTATCCAGCCGGAGATACCGGTGGATAGTTACCTGCAGACCTATATCACTGCACTGGATCAATGCCTGCAGGGCGTCATCAGCCCGTCTACCCTTGGTATAGATGTGAAGAAGCTCGATAATGCCGAAGCACAGCGGGAAAAGGAGAAGACCACCCTGTACACCAGGAACCGGATCGTTAATACGTTGCAGAAGGTAATCCCGGAACTGGTCAGAGCAGTGCTGAATGTACAGCTGACGACAGCAGGGCAGCCAATCGAAGACATAGACGTAGATGTGCCGTTTGGAGAATATGCGAATCCGAGTTTTGAGTCTCAGGTTGAGACTGTCACAAAGGCAAAGACCGGCGGCGTGATGAGTGTGGAAGCGTCCGTAGAAGAGCTTTACGGGGACACTAGAGACGAGGACTGGAAGAAGGAAGAGGTCGCAAGACTGAAGGCAGAGCAGGGTGTCAGTCAGGTGGATGAGCTGTCGCTGAGTGATATAGAAGGGCAGCAGTCGGCAGGATATACACTATAGGAGATTTAAGGCATGGCAGATTACGATCTGGGTGAAGCATTTAAGTCAATTGAAGAGGAGCTTATAGCATCCATGATCCGCAATCTTGACCATCACCGGGCGGAAGAGGCGAAGGAAGGTATTCAGTGGTCTCAATGGCAGGTTGAGCAGTTGAATGCGCTGGAGGAATACCGGCGGGAGAATCGGGAGAAATTCAATCCCCGTTTCCGCGATATCAATGCTCAGATCCCGGATCTGATAGACATGGCGAGGCAGCAGGGTGGTATGGACCAGGAAGCTTCTATCCTGGAAGCAATGAAGCGGGGGTTACGAACCCGGAAGACATCTGATGCGGTCATGGGTGAATTCTTCACCGTAAACGATCGGAAGTTGAATGCACTGGTGAATGCGACACAGAACGATTTCTCAAAAGCAGAGCATGCAGTGCTGAGGATGGCCGACGACAAATACAGAAAGGCTATATTCAATGCGCAGGTGTATGCGAATGCCGGCGGCACGACGTATGAGAAGGCAGTCGATATGGCTACCAGGGACATGCTCCGGGCAGGACTGAACTGCGTGGAGTATAAGAATGGTGCCAGACACACGCTGTCTGACTATGCCGACATGTGCCTGAAGACAGCCACGAAGCGGGCATATCTGACCGGAGAGGGTGAGAAGCGGAAGGAATGGGGCATAAGTCTTGTTATCGTCAATAAACGGAATGCAGCCTGCCCGAAGTGCATGAAATTTTGCGGAGTAGTATTGATAGATGATGTATGGTCTGGTGGAGAGCCGGATGGGAAACATCAGTTAATGAGTAGTGCTATCGAACAAGGACTCTACCATCCACGTTGTAAGGATATACATACAACTTACTTCCCAGGGATATCCACCATGCCGGATAAACTGAGCAATGAAGAAAAAGAAGAAATAGTGGATGATTATAATCAGGAGCAGAAGCAGAATTATTATCAAAGACAAGCAGAGCAGCAGGAGCAGATGGAAAAGTATTCACTGGATCCGGAAAACAAGCGTAAGCATGGAGAACGCAAAAAGAAGTATTTGCAGGCATCAGAAAGTGTCCAATTAGATGCACAAAAGATGAATGATAATTCACTTGAAAATTCAGGCAAAAGTAGTACAATAAAATCACTAGATATTGATGATTTCAATATGATGGCTTCTTCAAATAAAATTAAAGATGAAGTATCTGATGTGATGGGTAATACTATAAAAGAATTTGAAAAAAGTGGTGGAATGTATATTGCTGAAGCACACTTTGGCGAATTCTATAATGAGGAAACTGGAAAGCAGGCTTTATTTCAAATTTATAATGACACTAATGGTTTAACACAGTTAAATGTAAATAGTGGTATTCTTGGTGGAAAGTCAGTTGATGAAGTTAATGCATTGTTAGCAGGAACAAAATCAAATCTTCCGCAAACGATTGAAGAAGCTATTGCACATGAATGCGGTCATGCAAAAGCATATTATAGAAAATCAACCAAGGAGATTGAAGCCATGAATGAAGAATTGAAAAATATGGGTATTGAAGGAATTAGCCAAGATGCATTGCGTGATGGTGCTGAATGTATTGCTGAGGTAGAAGTATTGATTTATCGTGGTGTAGAAATTCCAAAAGCTGCAATGGATTTATATAATAAGTATGTAAGAGGTAGATAAGTATGGTTTGTATTGGATATGATTGTGATAAATGCATACATCAAAGGGAAAATATTGATGGTTGGAAATGTTGCTGTGATGCATTCCCCGAAGGTACACCTGAAGAAATACTTTATGGAAATCCTAGTCAGCTAAAAGAGTGTAATAACGGAATAAAGTTTGAAAAGAAATAAAAAGCACTTTGCATAGACAGGGTGCTTTTTTAGTGCAGAAAACACAGGCAGGGGATTCTAGGGTATAGGGGAATCCTGGGGCAAACGCAGTAAGTCGAAGGTGGGCAAGCGCGAAATCCCAATAATTCAATAAGGTATCAAGGGCAGTTGTTCGGAATATCCGAATACCTGTCCTCTTTATATGCAATAAAAAATGAGAGAAAGTTGCACCGGTGCAACAGGAAGGAGAAAGCATGACAGAGAAGTTGATTACAGTGGAAGTGGTAAAATCGTATCGGGATCTGGAAAAGCTGATGTTATATCATCCCGGCGAAACGCATGAAGTCACGCCTAAGCGAGCGGATGAGCTGGTCAAGCGTGGATTCGTGAAGAAAGTTGTAAATAAGAAGTCCGAGGAACCTGATGCATAGGGTTCCTTTTCTTATGCCCGAAGGCATTAAACTACAGGGAGACACCCGGTCAACAACTGAGTGAGACACACGTAAAAACTGTAGTAGCGAAAGGAGACGCACAGTATGAAAGAGAAATTACCGATGAACCTGCAGTTCTTTGCGGACGGTACCGGAGCAGAGGGAACACAGGGGCAGGAAGGACCACAGCAGGCAGCAGGAAGCACTCCTGCACAGGCGAACACCCAGCAGACCACATCCCATGAGATCGATTATGAAAAATTAGCATCAATCATCCAGGGAAAGCAGAATGTGACGGAGGATACGGTCCTTAAGAGTTATTTCAAGCAGCAGGGGTTGAGCCCTGAAGAAATGAAGCAGGCGATAGCAACATTCAAGGATCAGAAGGCTAAGAATCAGCCGGACATCAGTGCCATGCAGCAGCAGATTGCCGATAGCACAAAGCAGATGCAGCAGGCAGCGGTCCGGCAGGCGGCCACCATGGAGGCTGTCACTCTCGGCCTGAATGCGAAGACGATTGAATACGTGCTGAAGCTTGCGGATCTTGACGGATGTATGTCCGACAAGGGAGAAGCTGACCCTGAGAAGATCAAGGCAGCTATCAATAAGGTTCTTGAAGATGTCCCGGCATTAAAACCGGTGAATGATAAGAACACAGGCTTCCAGATCGGAGGCAACAGCGACTTTGCCGGTGGCACACAGTCGCAGCAGGCTGTTACACAGCCGAATAAAGTAGCAACAAAGCGTTGGAACAGATTTAATTAAAAGGAGGCTATAATATGGCACTTAATTATGCAGAATCATGGTCACCAGAGCTTCTGGAGATCCTGATGCAGGAGACATTGACGTCTCCATTTATCACACAGAATGTACGCTGGCTGGATGCCAAGACATTCCATTTCACCCAGATGAGCACATCCGGGTATAAGTCACATAACAGAAACGGTGGATGGAACCGTGGATCTTATGTACAGACCGATGTACCATTTACCCTGACACATGACCGGGATGTAGAATTCCTGGTAGATCAGGCAGATGTGGATGAGACCAATCAGACCGCATCCATTCAGAACATCTCACGTACCTTTGAACGAACCCAGTCCTCTCCGGAGGTGGATGCCCTGTTCTTCTCCAAGGTAGCACAGGCAGCACAGAAACTTAAAGGGTACCATTCAGCTACCAAGCGGTCTGAATGGACAAAGGATAACGTGTTCAGCAAGTTAAAGGCTATGCTGGGTGCTGGTAAGCTGAGACGTTACAAGGCACAGGGCGTCCTGATCATGTACGTGGACAGCTCAATCATGGATCTTCTTGAGTTATCAACAGAGTTCACGCGTAAGATCGAGATGACACAGATCGCCGAGGGTGGATTAGGCATCCAGACAAGAGTTACCGAAGTTGATGGCGTGCCGATCATGGAAGTAATCGATAACGAGCGGTTTTATGATAAGTTCGATTTTGACGGCGAGAACGGAGGTTTTGAGCCGGTTGAAGCGAAGTACGCGAAGACCGAGGACACAGAGCTGGCATCCGGTAAGACTTATTACACGGAGTCAGCAGGCGTCTATACCGCAGTAAAGTCACCGGTAAAGGGATCTCTGGGTGATTATTACGAGAAGACAGATGGATCGCATGCAATCAATGTACTGATCGCGTGTGGACAGACCTGCAAGACCGTTCCGAAGATCTCAAGCATCTATTACTTCGCTCCGGGAGCACATACAGAAGGCGATGGATACCTGTATCAGAACAGAAGCCTGTCAGATGTATTCGTATTCCCGAACGGTAAGGATGGAAAGATTGATTCCATCTATGTCGACGTTGACACCGAAGATTATGTAGCACCGACAGAAGAGTAGGGAGGTGTCCGGCTATGGCGACATATGCGGATGTAACTTACTATAAGGAGACCTATAAGGGCACATCCATTCCGGATGATGCCCTTGAGCGGACTCTGAGGCAGGCGGAAAGGCATATAGATACATTGACATACAACCGGATTGTAGGAGCCGGATTTGAGCGGCTGACGGCATTTCAGCAGGACATTATCCGGGAGGTATGCTGTAACCTGGCAGACTTTGAGTACGAGAATGCGGATGAATTAAACTGTATTTTGCAGAATTATGCCATCAACGGAGTGTCTATGACATTCGGCTCCAGTTGGAACATGGTATGCCAGAATGGTGTAGCAATCCGCAGGGACCTGTACGAGTACCTGAGCCAGACCGGATTATGCTGTCTTAGTCTGGGGGTGTAGGATATGCGATATCCAAGCCTTATACGTAAAGAGATGTGCCGGACGGAGATTACTGTATCCGTTGATCAGGAGGGCACAGGAAACTATGGAGTACCACTTGATCCTGTCATATGGACAGGAATGTGCAATTATCAGGAGTCAGCTAAGACCGTATTGACGGAGACTAAGAAGCTTGTACAGGTGACAGGCTCGGTATTGATACCAGGAGACATCATCCCGGATATGCCAACCTTAAGCGGAGGAACCGCTCATATATTAGGGCATGATCGGCGGATAGCGCTCGGTGTCAAAGCAAGGAATCCCGATGGTACAGTAAACTATACAAGATTGGAGCTGGAGTAGATGATAACAGTAGTTAGTGAGATTAACATAAGTAATTCACTGATACAGGAGTTGAACGATGCGGCAACGCGAGCCCTAGAAAATACGGCTAAAGCATTGCGTACAGAGATTGTACAAGCTCAAGTGGTTCCACGTATGGATGGAGCCTTGCAGGGTGAAAAAATGTATGTGGATACAAGCCGGAGTAGTGCCGGTGAAGTATCAATTGTGCATGAAGGTCCTTATGCTCGAAGGCTCTACTACCATCCGGAATATAATTTCCAACACGGTCCATGGGAGGAAACAATTCAGCATAGAGATGGCACAGTTTCCCATCTGACGCATGACGGAAACCCTAATGCAAAAGGCCACTGGTTTGAGGACTGGGAGCCAGGTGGAAAGCACGAAGATTTTGTTACAGATGCGTTTGTGAAGTTTTATGAAATGGAGGCCGGATTATGATGCTGACACTGAAAGATGTAGCGGACTATATAGCCGGTCTTGGGATTGTGGACGCAGACCATATCTGGATCGGCAAACTGCAGGACAAGGTGGAGAAATCTATCGGAGTCTACCCCATGAAACGGACAGGATTACCAAGACAGCCGGTTGGTGGAACCGATCACGACGAGAAACGCATCAGCATTCTGGTGCACTGGAATAAGAACGTGCTGGAGACAGAAAAAATCTCCGGCACGCTTTTTTATAAGCTCATGACGAGCAGAAATGTAACAGTAAACGATCAGATCATCCTATTCAATCAGATGCAGGTTTCAGATCCGGTTCCGGTCGGAACGGACGATAATGGAATCTATGAATACGTGATTGAAATGGATGTTATCTATAAACGATAGCGAAAGGAGAACAAAAATGGCAGATACAATTAAGCAGAATGTAACGCCGGTAAATGAGATTACATTCGGGGTCTGCATGACGGGCAGACCGACGGATACAGAGATGAAGACAGCAACTTATACGGTTGTGAAAGATGCCGAATCACTGTCGATCAGCATTGATGGTACGATCGAAGAATGGAACCCGATGGATCAGGCCGGCTGGGTGCGGAGAATAATGACAGCTAAGTCATTAGGAATCAGCATGGGCGGTAAGCGTAACTATGGCGATCCTGGTAATGATTATGTCGCAGGTCTTGCATGGAAGACCGGTCAGGACTGCAATACCACCATGAAGATCGTGTTCCCGAATGGGGATGCCCTTTACGTACCTGGCGTAATCAATGTAACAAGCCTGGGTGGCGAATCTACTGCAATTGGTGCCCTTGAATGGGAGCTGCAGTCCGATGGAAAGCCGACATACGCAGCATATGAAGCTGCGTAGGCGGTAATAAGCAGGTGAACAGCAGGACAGGCGGCCCCCTGTCCTGCTTATTTTAATAAAGGAGAAGAGAATATGAATGCAAAAATTTACGATATATCCATGTATATTACAAACGAACTTCCAAAAGTTGTGATCACGGATGAACTGATGGTCACGGTGAACAACAGGAAATCAGCGGTGCTGAACGTCCAGACAATGATCATGGAGCAGGAGCGTAAGAGTGCATCGGGAGAGTTGTCGGAGGAAGAAGATACGGAATATGTAATCATGGAAAAAGCGTTAAAGCTTTTAGTTGGCGAGAAATCAGCGAAAGCGATAGATGAACTGGATCTTCCTATCCCGGAGTACAAGAAGGTATATGAGACCATCATGGCAGCAGCGACAGGAGCAGACCCGGAATCTCTGAAAGAGACACCCTAGTGAAGAGCAGTATTATGACCTGATTGAAGACTGGAGTCTGATCGAATCTTCTTTTCTAAAGCAGTATGGCATTCGAATCAGACAGGATGACGATATGAGCTGGAATGAGTTCTGCAGTCTCCTGTCCGGCATTATGCCGGATACACCGCTTGGGAGAATTGTTGCCATCCGGGCAGAAAAGGATCCGAAGATAATCCGGGAGTTCTCGAAAGAACAGAAGAAGATAAGGAACGACTGGGTTCTGCGCCGGAACCGGAAGCTCCGGGAGGATCCGGAGGCATACAGGCGGTACTGGCAGGGATTCCAGCAGTGGGCGAAAGCTGCGTTTTCAAATAACTAAGAAAGAAAGGAGGAGATAAGCATGTCAGATAAGGAAAAAGGGTCAATAAAGATCAATCTTGCTCTTGATTCAAAGAAATTTGAATCGGATCTTAAATCTGCGGGAAAATCAGCAAAGGCACAAGCAGCATCGCTTGCAGCTGTATATAGAAAGCAGGGCATGAATGCTTCGGATGCATTTAAAAAAGCATGGAACGAAGTCGAACATAGTAGCCAGAAAACAGCGTCAAATGTGACGAAGCAATGGAAGAAAACATTTTCAACAATTGATTCAGGAAAAGGGATGTCGGGACTGTTAGGTAATACTGGAACATCTATGTTGTTGGGTGATTTAGATGGAACATCCGTGTTGTTAGGCAATCTTGGAAAGATGATAAAGTCAATAGGCATAGCAGTGGGGACTGCATTTAGTGTGAGATCAATCGTGAATTTCACGAAGGAATGCCTGAATCTAGGTTCTGATTTGTCAGAGGTACAGAATGTTGTAGACGTGACGTTTGGGTCTATGTCAAGCAAGGTAGACGAGTTTGCAGAGACCACGATCACCCAGTTCGGACTGTCGGAGACGGCGGCAAAGAAAATGATGGGTACGTATGGCGCAATGAATAAGGCCTTTGGCTTTGGCGAGGCACAGACCTATGACATGGCCAAGGCTGTGACGGAGCTGACTGCGGATGTGGCATCATTCTATAATCTTGAAACGGATGAGGCTGCGGTTAAGATGAAATCCATCTGGACAGGCGAGACCGAGACATTAAAGGACCTGGGCGTTGTAATGACCCAGACAGCGCTGGATCAATATGCCATGAATAACGGATTCGGCAAGACGACCGCAAAGATGACCGAACAGGAAAAGGTTATGCTGCGGTACCAGTTCGTAATGTCCCGGCTCTCGGATGCGTCCGGAGACTTTGCAAGGACTTCGGACGGATGGGCGAACCAGACCAGAGTGCTGCAGTTACAGCTGGAGCAGATTAAAGCGACTCTTGGACAGGGGTTTATTAACTTATTTACGCCGATCATCAAAATGGTGAATAATCTGCTGGCAAAACTGCAGGCTGTAGCGAATGCATTCAAGCATCTGACAGAGCTTCTGACCGGTAAAAAAGCAGATGAAAGTGGTGGTGGCGTAAAGGGCGTAGCGGAAGATGCAGACGATGCTTCATCCGGGCTGTCGGATATGGAGAAGGCCGCTAAGAAAGCTCAAAAACAGCTGATGGGATTTGATAAGATCAATAAGCTGAACGACACGTCAAGCAGTGGGTCATCTTCCGGTGGCAGTAGTTCCGGAGTAGATGTGCCTTTACTGGATTCAGCGGCTAAGGCAGCAGAGAAGACGCGTGAAAAGCTGTCTGCGACAGAGAAGGCATTCAGATCCTTAAAGAAGCTTTTCCAGGCAGGGTTTAAGCTTGGCTTTGGCGAGCATGACTTTGCCGGTCTGCACGACTCAATTAATAAGATAAAGCAGGATCTAAGAGATATCTTTTCTTCAAAGGAGGTACAGAAGGCTGCAGGTGGATATACTGCAGCGTTGGCAGAGTGCCTTGGAAAGATGTCTGGAAGCGTGGCGAGCATTGGCACCACGTTGATGGAAAACGTGATAGGCGGGGCACGGAAGTATCTGGATAAGAATTCCGGAAAAATAAAGCAGTGGATGGCGAATGTATTTACAATCAATGCTGATTCGTTCCGCATTACAGGAGATTTCTCAGCGGCGATTGCTAATATATTCAGTGCATTTGGCGGAGAAAACGGTCAGGATCTGACAGCGGCCTTTATGGAGCTGTTTGGCAATGCTTTTATGGGCGTGACAGAGCTTGGAGCGACATTCGGACATGATCTTCTGGATGCAATCTGCTCACCGATTACGGACAATCAGGAGATGCTGAAAGAGGATTTCGATGAGCTTCTGGCACCGTGCTCTGAGATCATACAGCAGTTTGCAGATGATACAGAAACAGCATTCGATGATATCAAAGCGGCTTATCAGAAGTATGTAAAGCCAACGCTTAACGATATCAAAGATGAATTTGACAGATTCCTGAAATCTGATTTCCATCAGGACCTGAAGGACATCACGGAATCTCTGAAAGAGATGTCCGGTAAGTTGAAAGAGCTCCACCAGGCGCTGAAGCCGGTAGTTGATCCTCTGATGAAAATTAATATTGCAGCCTTTTCGAACGGTCTGCGGGTGGTTAGTAAGGTATTCATGTTCCTGGTAAAGCAGCTGACTTCCGGAATTAATAATATCATTACTATGCTGAATGGTCTGTTAGATTTCCTGATCGGAGTCTTTACCGGTGACTGGAAACGGGCATTCGGCGGATGTACCGAAGTCGCAGAAGGATGGAGCAATGGACTTTTAAGCCTGTTTGATACCAGCTGGAAAGATATCAAGGATGGATCAAAGAAAGCGGGCAAGAATGCGGCAGGTGGACTTAAGCAGGGCATGAAAGCAGAGTGGCCGAAGACGAAATCATACCTTCTGAAAACGAAGGATGACGCAGCCGGAGCGTTCGATTCCCTGCCGGATGATATGGAGAATACATCGAAGAATGCGTGGGAACGGGTTAAATCCGCTATTAGCACCGGGAAGACGAAGGAACACTTTAGCTCAGTAGCATCAAATGCTAAGACGGGTATATCATCCCTGCCGGGATCATTCAATTCCACGGCTAAAAATGCGTGGAAGAATATGACGAACCGAATCAGTACATCCGGCGCGGGCAATCATTTCTTTGCGGTTGCAGATGCGATCAAGAATATGATGTCCGGTCTTCCGGCAGACTTTCTGCGATATGCTCAGAACATGTGGGCGAACGTGAGCGGAACCTTTAACCAGGACGGAATCAGAGGCTACTTCACCGGTATAGCAAATACGATCCGGAGTTGTTTCACCCAGATCGGAACGGATGTAGGAAATGCCACATCTTCGGCGTTTCGGGGAATCATGAACGCTGTGTTTGCGAGCGTAGAAAATATAGTTAACAGATATATCCGGAGCATCAACAGTATGATTCGGAGCATTAAAAGCATGCGGGTATTCAGAAACGTGACCGGTGGATTGTCTGAACTGGATGAGATCACGTTACCACGTCTGGCACAGGGCGGCTATGTAAAGCCTAATACTCCGCAGCTGGCAATGATCGGTGATAACCGGCATCAGGGTGAAGTTGTAGCACCGGAGGATAAGCTGCAGGAATTGCTGAATAACGCAGTTGCTGTAGCAAGCGGCGGAACAATGACAGCCGAGGTGGTTGCATTGCTGAAAGAGATCCTTGCAGTGCTGAAAGCATTAGATCTAGACATCGTGATCGATGGCAGGAAGCTGAAGGATATCATTGTATCAAAAATCAACGAACACACGCAGGCAACTGGGGTGTGCGAGATCATAACATAAGGGGTGATGAGATATATGGATGCAATATTGAAATGCGGGGATGTTGTCTTACCGGCGCCGGTGACGCTATCAACTGCGGATGAGATCATCTGGAGCTCAAATACCGGGCGTGTGGCAGATGGAACCATGGTCGGAGATGTAATAGCAAATAAGAAGACGCTGGATATATCCTGGGGCCTGATGACAGAAAGCGATATGCTTCTCATCAAGAACAGCTTAAAGTCAGGCTTCTTTCCAATCACGTTTCACGATGACGGTGTGGATATGACGATAACGTCTTACCGCGGAACGCTGACGAAGGAACACATAGGAAGACTTGGTGACGGAATCTATTGGTATAAGTCAGTAAGCGTGAGCATCATACAGCAGTAAGGAGGATCAAAATGCTGAATACACAGAAAACGATCAATCTGGCCGGACAGAGCATCATTGAAGATACGGTTGCGGTCTATATGAATGCAACCTTGAACGAAAACGGTGAACTGTCGACGAATAAGGCAGTTTGTAATAAGAAGTTATACGACGAGAACAAAGCGGCATGCCGGGCGGACATTGACGCTTTTGAGGAAATGGCATATGCCCTGGAAGGAGAAGCAGAATGACAAACAGAGAGATCATACAGCACATCAACGCACTGAACGAATTTACACGCGATAAACTGCCGGTGGCGGTGTCATATGCGATTGCTAAGAACATCCGGGCTATGGTAGACGAATATAAGATCTATGAGGAAGAACGTGGCAGGATTGTACAGGAGCCCGATGCAGAGAGCAGGCTTGAGGAGCTGCTCGATCTGCAGGTAGATGTTCCAATCCGGTACGTAGATTATACGGAGATTGCAGACCTTGATCTGTCGGTAGGAGACATCCTTGCGATTGACTTCATGATCTGCGAGAAAGCGAAGTAGGTGATCCGGTATGTACGCAGGTGCATCATCAGAATTTAACACGGAAATGGATAAGAATGGCGGTCGTACTTTTGCGGCCGCTATTGAGGTTGGCGGAAAGACGATCACGGACGGGATTAAGTCGATTAAGCTGACGGATGCAACTTCCTCCGGCGAGACCCTTGAAATCGGGTCAACGATCATCAAGCAGGCGGAGATCTTTATGAAAAAGCCGGATGTGGTGCTGGAAAATGCAATCATAACGGTCAAGATAGGTCTTGTACTTGATTCTGGGATCGAATACATCCCGATGGGCGTATATAAGGTTACAAAGCCGGAGGAGCAATCGGGATGGCTTACAGTTAAGGCATATGGTCGGATGTATGATCTGGACAGGCTGTATGCATCGTCATTAACGTATCCGGTCAGCTCAGATAAGATCCTGGAAGAGATATCGAAGAAGACCGGGGTAACCTTTAACGTAACACAGAATCCAATCAAGATCACGAAAGCACCGGCCGGGTATACCTGCAGGGAGGTGGTCGGATTTTTGGCAGGGCTCTACGGTACGTCTGCCGTGGAGAACCGGAGTGGTGCTATCGAATTTCGGTGGTATCCGAAGACAGTTACAGTAAAAGACATCGGTTTAGGAAAGACATATGAGTTTAAGAAAGATTCGCAGGTGGATTTTGCACTTACTAAGATCAGCTGTGTGGTATCGACGGATAAGGAAGTGACATCCGGCTCAGGGACCAGGCAGATTGAGATGCAGAATCCGTATATGACTCAGGCAAGGCTGGACAGCATCTACGAGGCGAAAAAGACATTTGCTTACAGGCCGGGAACCGTATCGTTTCTGGGGGATATCCGGCTGGATCCGTGGGACGTGGTCACAGTCACGGACCTGAGTGGTACATATCGGATGCCGGTTATGGTACTGAATACAGAGTATGATGGCGGTGTGAAGAGTGAGATCACAGCACCGGCGGATACAGAAGCAGAGACATCCGATTTCAGAGGACCGATGCAGCTGAGTCTTGACCGGGCATACACGGAGCTTCTGGCTGTCAATGTGTTGCTTGCAGATAAGGTGACTGCTGACTGGGTGAAGGCTAATACGATCACGACAGATCAGCTGGAAGCTACGAACGCAAAGATAAGCCAGCTGGAAGCGGATACAGTTAAGACGTCCGATCTGATAGCTGTAAAAGCAGAGATCACAGAAGCAGTAGTGGAATCCATAGATGCTAAATACGCAGATATCGAGCTGGCCAATGTAGAGACTGCAAGCATCGGAACACTGTTTGCTAAAGTAGGGCTGCTGAATTCGGCAACTATTGTAGACGGCCATGTAACCGGGTACCTGGATGCAGTCAACGTCAATGCAGATTCCATTACAGCCGGGACACTGTCTGTAGACAGGCTGGTGATCCGGGGAAGCAGTGAATCAATCATCTATGAGATTAACAGCATCACGGGCGCCTTACAGGCGGTAAATGCGGACACAATCAATGGAGAGGTGCTTACACCTAGGACAATCAATGCAGACAGGATCATTGCATCAAGCATTACAACGACAGAGCTGGCAGCAGCATGCATTACAGCGGATAAGATTGCAGCAGATGCGATCACGGCAGATAAGATACAGGCCAATGCAGTAACTGCGGCAAAAATCAATGTATCAAACCTAGCCGCCATCACGGCGAATCTGGGAACGGTGACAGCCGGAGTGATCCAGTCAAGCAATTATGTTGCAGAAACAACCGGAATGAAACTGAACCTGACAGACGGAAGCTGGGACAGTAAGTATACGAAGATTGATAAAACCGGAAAAATCAGCTGTAGTAATATTGCTATCACGGATGGCAGCATTAGCATCAAAGCCGGGTCAAAGGACGGAAAGACGCTGATCACGATCCAGAATGACTATCTGGGAGATGATCATATCACAGTCAGAGAGCTTACAAAATACAGCCAGAATCGGATAGCTTTTTATCTGTATGATTCAGGTACCGTTAATTCAACTACAGTCAGCCTGAGAGAGCAGGCAATTGTGGATCATAATATGATGTATCTGCGGTATGTGCCGTCACCGACAGACGATGATCAGACGACGAGATACATCAAGATTACTGCTTCCGCAGTAACGACTAATGGAACCATCAACGGTTATACGTTGGCCGGAGCGTGCGCGAGAGCAGTTACCGGTTCTGTTACATCCGGTTCAACAGATTTGATTACATCCGGAGGGGTGTATACGGCACTGAAAGGCAACTTATCTCCGTCGAAGGATAACGCATATCAGCTGGGGAGCAACGATTACAATTACTCTTCTGTAAAAACAAGGGAAGTAAAGTCAAATTCGCAGCTGAAGATCATATCCGGTGCAAATTTAAGCCTGTACTCTGCGTCAAATGCTGCTGCAGCATTCATTCATGCGCAGGATCTCAGAGTTGTATCGTACAGCTCAGGAGAGGGGTCGAGTATCACATATGCTGTGTGCTATGCTAAATCATTTAGCCAGCAGTCATCCAAGCGGTACAAGGACTATATCCGGGATATAACAGATGCAGATGCAGGAGCGATTTTGAATCTGAATCCGGTTATCTACAACTATAAAAATCCGGAGAATGGGAAGAATTGCGAAGGACTCTTTGCTGAAGACGTTGATAAGCTGATACCGTACGCGGTGTCATACGATCAATATGGCCGTCCGGATGGATTGGATTATAGCAAACTGGTCCCGCGCCTGATCCGGTTGGTTCAGATGCAGGAAAGAAGGATCAGAGAACTTGAATTGAAAGGAGCAACAGAATGCTAGAAGCAATCATCACCGGAGCGGTGGCAATTATAGTTTGTCTGGTGAATAACATATTCCAGATGAAAAAACTGCAAAAGGTCAGTAAGAAGGCAGCAGAGGCGGAAGCGAAGGCAACGAAGCTTGGAATACAGGCTTTGCTCCGTGACCGCCTGTACTGGACATATAACCATTACAATTCAAAAGGATATGCACCGATTTATGCACGGGAGAACTTTACGAATATGTATAACCAATATCATTCCCTTGGCGCGAATGGAGTCATGGATGATATAAAAGAGAAATTTGAAAGTCTGCCGACAGAGGCAGCAGAAAGGAAAGATGTATGATGGAAGTATTATTGAATTATGTGAAGCCGGAACTGGTGATTCTGGCAGTAGTGCTGTATTTTATCGGCTTGGGACTGAAAAAGACGGAGTTTATAAAAGATAAATATATTCCGGCGACACTCGGGCTGATAGGCGTGGCGCTTGCCGCATTGTACGTACTTGCCACGTCCCACTTTGGCGGAGCATCCGACATCCTGATGGCGGTATTCACGTCTATCATTCAGGGCGTCCTGTGTGCGGGTCTGAGCACGTATGTCAATCAGATGATCAAGCAGCTGGGTAAGAATGAATAAAACGAGGTGACAGGTATGGATATCGTAAAAAAAATAGTTCCGAAAGAAAAATATGCAATCAAATGTCCGTACTCATTAAGTCCAATCGGGATTACAGTACACAACACGGCCAACTCGGCCAGTGCAGCGAATGAAATCGCATACATGGCCGGAAATGACAAAGAAACATCGTATCACTTCGCAGTAGATGAGAAAGAGATCATTCAGGCACTCCCGCTTGACCGGAACGGCTGGCATGCCGGAGATGGAGCAACAGGCTCTGGCAACCGGCGGACGATCGCTATTGAGATCTGCAGAAGCACTTCTGAAGATTTGAATCTGTTCCTGCAGGCGGAGAAGAATGCCGCATGGTTGTGTGCGTATCTCTGCCAGCAGCATGGATGGACGACGAAGGACATTTACACTCATAAGCACTGGTCAGGCAAGAATTGCCCGCATAAGACGCTGGAACTTGGTTGGGATAGATTCCTCGCAATGGTAGAGCAGAACATAGCAGATATGAGCAAGCCGGCCGAACAGGAAAAGAAAGGAGACTTTGCAAACATGACAGCGGAGCAGAAGAAATCATATGTAAAAGGCTTATACGTGACGTATACAGGCCGGCAGGCGGATCCGTCCGGTCTTAACTACTGGATCAGGCGGATCGGGGATCAGACTGCACTGATTGACATTGAAAAAGCATTCGCCAATCAGGAGGAATGCCGGAAGTATGCCGTGAAGAACGCGTATCGGAATGTGATGAAGCGGGAGGCGGATTCCGCCGGACTGAAATACTGGACTGACTGGCTGAAAAAGCATACGGCAGCAGAGCTGTATGATCAGTTTGTAGCCTTGAAAAAGAATGGGCAGAAGTGATATTGACTTCAGGGGGCAAAAAGGGGGCAGAAAAGGGGCAAAAATATGTATATTTTTTGCACGCCTGATGTATATAAAAAAGCCGCAAACCATTGTGAATACTAGGTTTTTGCGGCTTTTTGCATTCTTTACGTATTAATAAAAAGTGCACCAGATAGGAATCGAACCTACGCACCTGGCTCCGGAGGCCAGTGCTCTATCCACTG